GATAAACTTATGCAGCTTAAATTCTGGTGGAAGTACATCAACGAAACCAATAACATCTTCCTTCATAGGATTGTTAGGATACAAGTAGATGTACTTAATCTTATCACCATCTCGAATAGGTGTGTATGTCTTTAAACCATTCTTCTGCAACATGTAGTTATACAAGATGGCAGCACGTGAATTTATCGGCGTACCCTTCTTGTAGATCGTGTCACGTGATTGGTAATCTTTGACGGATGAGACACCACGTGGGAAAGCTTTCTCTTCGGGCGGGAGAGCATCAAATTTAGCTCGATAATCCGAAATAAATTTCTGAGTCTCTGTTTCCGTACCGTGGATGAGCACTTGGAACAACTCTTCAAAAGCCTCGCGACACGTGCCCGGTGTAGACGACTTGATCGCCTCGATGCCCATAATTTTGAGCTTTGGTTTAGCATAGCGAACTCCTTCGTTATCTAATACGTTTAAGATGTATCGTTTCTTTGCAGTCCAGATTGCACGATCTGCGATAGCTTCACGCTTCATCGTCAATCGTTTCTTATATGCATTCATGTTATCTGCTAACTGGTCGAATGACTTACTTAAGATGGATTCCATAGCATCGCTGCAAAACTTATCAAGGAAGTTTGTAATCTTTTCTTTGTCAGTGATGCCTGTAGATTTGACTACATCTTCCAATGCAACATATACAGAATCGGTATCAATGGCGATAACATAATCTTTATGCTTAGCATTCTTAAGTGCTTTGTTTAGGTAGTCATTAACTGCCTTCTCAGCCCAACGGATAATCGTTTGACCAGATAGCGTGATACCTTCTGCAATTTCCATCGTGAAGTAACGGAAGTACTTGTTGCCAAGTGCACCATAAAGAGAGTTTAGCAAAAGCTTAATAGCAGTTTGTTGGTTCTCGTATCGTACGATGTCACGTTCAATCCTATAGATTTCTTGCTTATTAGTTTTATCGGCAGCTTCAAGTTCGCGCTTAGAATTAAGCATCAACTTCTTGATCTTAACGCGTTCATCATACATCTCTTCAATGATTTTAGGCATGAAACCTTGTTTCTCATTGGAGAACATCTGACCAGATCCACATATACCGTACTCAGTTTTTTCTGGCACATAGCCTTCAAGGATGGCATCAGGAGATACACGATGATCGTGACGACCTTTAACGATTGTTTCAGGTGACATGTTCCACTGAACAATGATGTTAGGATACAGGGAGTTTACGTCGAATGATGCAACCCAATCATGTACTCCACATGCTGGATCCTTAACGTAACCACCTTCGTATGCTTCCTTAAACGATTCTTTGTTTGGTGGTACAGCAATGTCAAGCTTAGTAAGGTAACGATAGATGAGTGTATCCCAAATATTCGTTGTACCAAAGGTGTCATTAAAGTTTACACCAGCTTTATACGCCATCGTAAAGCATAGAACGATTAGGCCTGCTTTTTCTTCCATACGGTCAACAAGGTCAACGTCACGGATGTTGTAGTCAATAAACTTCTGATGGTCAGTCATGTACAAAGATTGCAGTGTACCATCATAGTCAAGCTTGCGTTCACCAAGAACTGTGTTGGCGATGGTATCTAGTCGATAGTTTTCTTGTGGACCATACGTGTAGCCGAACTTCTTAAACAGATCCATCCAATCTAGCTGAGCGATACCAACGATATCGAACATCTGAACTTGTTTCTTCTGCATAGCAACCATGCGTTCTTCAATTCGCAACCATGGAGACAACTTCTTAATAGTATCTTCATGCACGATACGACTTGCACGGTTGATGATGTATGGGATATCGAAGTTACGAACGTTCCAACCAGTAACCACATCGGGCATATGAGTAGGTGATGCCCAATGTGCAATGAACTTAATCAACAGTTCATGTTCATCACGACAGTGTTCATACTTAACACGATTATCCTTCATGATCGACTTACTTACATCGTAAGGACCAAGACCGAACACATAGAATGTATTATCGATCGTGTTCTTTACAGTGATAGCAGTGATAGGATACTTAGCTTGATCTGGTTCAGGGAAGCCCTCGTCAGATTGCACCTCAATATCAATCGTAGTAATATTGATTAGTGAGGGGTCAAACTGAATTTCGTTGGGGAATTTTTCTGTTACAAACTGAGCGATGTAGTTTGTATTGCCATAAATGTCAAAGTTGGATATATCTTTGTATCTTTCCATGAATTCTTTGGCTTCACGCATGGTTTCGAGCTTGATCTTCTCGACGTACTTACCATCCAGTGATTTGAAGTCCGTAGGCTTCTCAACCGGCACGTAGAGCGTCGGAGAGAAGGGGACTTTTAGTTGTACTCGTTTGCCGTTTTTATAGCCACGGTAGAGTAATTGATTGCCATAACGAGATATATTTGTGTAGAATTCCATAGCTTCTATTATACCATAACGAGTTAAAAAAGTACATACTTTTAAAACTTATTTTGGCATAACATTGGCTATTTCAATCCCGCTTCCAAACATCTTGCTGTAGTTATTGCGCATCTCAACAGATGGTTCTGCTGTGATAACGACTTTATCTTTTTTGACTGTTAATCTGCCATCGACATATGGCATGAATGGGATCAGCCCAATACCGAATGATCCACCATTTCCTTGTGGAACCATATGAATATTTGCTGGATCTTTTACAAGATACGTATCGTCTTTTTCATCGATATCGCCAATGATTTCTTGTGCTGTCACTAATTGAATAATCTTAATCATAATGCACCCTTTTCAATAACATATTCTACTATAAGGTTTGCCTTCCTGACGTCATCAACGTATTGGAGAACAAACTCACCATTATAACTATTAAACATCGATAACAAAATCATGCCTCTGAATTGGCTTGCTTTGATGTACCAATCTCCTAATCGGACGGTGTCCATGGAAACTAGTCTAATAGGTTTGTGTATTTTTCCGTTCATAGTATTATCTATAAGACGGACAAGGGGCACATGGCCCCTTGGTTTTACGACTTAGGTTGAATCAGAGTTTTTGGTGGAATACCGTTTACCCAGTCCCAATCATCATCTGTCATTGGAACCCAGTTTAGCATTATAATCCTCTATATTGCGAGTGATTAAATACTCTAGTCCAGTGATCTACATCACCAGCTGTTACTGGATTCTTAGATAGAATAAATTCTTCTAAGTCTGATCGTTGCTTCAACAAGTTCAAAAAGAAATTAGAGATTGTTTTCATCTTTGAAAATACCTCTTCTTAAGTTCTTCTGCTTGTAGTCTTCTAGATTCTTGGATAACTTCAATAATCGACATAGCAAATCGTTTGATTGCTTGCATGATTATTCAGCCTCTTCAACTAAAAGTTGTTTCTTAGATTTCTTAGAACCATCTTTTACTTCGATCTTCTTAACAGTTGATAGTTCAACCAACTTGTCAAGACCAACCTTCAACATACCATTAACCATCTCTGCAGATTGAACTTCAATCTTATCAGCTAAGGCAAACGTACGAGTGAAAGCACGATTAGCGATACCTTTGAATAAGAATTCGCTATCAGCTGCATCATCAGTAGTCTTACCAGAGATGGTAAGCTTGTTACCGTCAACAGTAATCTCGATGTCAGACTGTGCAAAACCTGCAACAGCTACTTCGATAGAATACTTATTATCGGATTCTTTCTTGATGTTGAATGGAGGATAATTTGGAACGTTCTTTGTAAGCTCGTGAGTAAGCTTAGCCATATCGTCGAATTGTTTATCGAAACCAACGAAGAACTTATCAAAGTCCTTAGAGGAAACATTCAACACTTCGAATGGTTTTTCGAACAGTTGTTTTACCAATGTGTTCATGTATATCTCCTTACTTGGTTGCAAATACTTTTTTAACATCGAATGCAGCAACTTGCTCTGCAGCTTTGAACGAAATATCGTGCGCAGTTTTAGCAGCAGTTTTTACAAACTCTGTTTGTGTATCTACAAAAGATTGGAGGGATTTTGCAACATCTTTATCTTGAACGAATGTCTTGACAAATGTTGACTTTGCACCTTGAACGGTGTCGATGAACGTGTTTACGTGTTGTAACATAGTAGCTCCTATTAAGCGAGTTAAGTTTATTAAAATCTCACCCCAAAATGGGCGTGAGGTGGTAGTTTTTTACATGGTTGCTACCGCCATGTTCCCATCCCAAAGGGATCAGAATTCTTTCCGTGTGTTTCCTATGTTATACTTAGGACATAGTTCCCACTCATCGCGTTCCTTAAATGACAATACTTTGATCTGTCTTAAAGGAGCACGATCTTTTGCTTGTTCAGTATTATTTATACTGACTAGACCCCAATCCGAAAGCAACACTGCAATCGTATTACGTCTTTGAATATCGTTCTCTGTAATGGTAGATGGCTTTCCATCTAACACAAATAATTCTTTAAAATGGACGATGAAGTATCTACCTTGCTTATGTAATATATGGCAAGATTGATATAGCTTTCTGTCCTTACGTGATGCAACACCGATACGTGTTAAAGTTTCTCGAACTTTAAGGAAATCGTCCGGCTCGTTTAGTGTGACTTCCAGCATGGAAGCTGGCGTCCACTCGACGCTCTTTTCGTTATTTTCCACCTTTGTAAACCCTTTGTCTCAATTGTCCCATCTGGCCATCATTGAGTAAGGGCAGCACTTGTCGAGCTTTCTCGTTGCTATATCCATAATACTCTTTGACGACTTCCAAATCATCAGAAGATAGTGGCTTTACCCATTTGGCAAACCTTTTCTTCTTCCTGATTGTATTTATAAGAAAGTCGTTTTGAAGCTTCTTATCGAGAAAATGGCGCTGGTTCATTTCATTGGCCAGCAGGACAGTATCATAGTGATAGGACAAGGATCTATTCACCATGAAAGGGTTGTATGCCTTCTCTGAGGCATCATCTGTAATTAAGTTTTGCTTAGTATCACAGATAGCGTTTACAAATTCAAATGGATTCATTATGTAATATCATCAAGGTTAACAAACATCTCAACTCGCGGTACTGACATCCAGCCTTCCGTACGAATGATGTTCATGTATTCATCTCTATAAGTCCTACGAGTCTGTAACTCTACTCGCATGATTTGCTTTGTTATTGGGTGTTTATACTCCACTACTTGGAATTCATATTGTATCATATTACCAGTGCCTTAAAACCCCAGCAATAATAAAACAATTAGTAAGAATATAAAAAGCAATGATACCTGTTCGGATGAGAGCAATCTTATCCGCTTCAGTATTGTCATGGCTTGCTTTCTCACCAAGAGCTTTCGCCCACAAATGCCACATCTTTTTCATTTTCAGCCCAACTTCTAGCTGCATCGTCTGCTGCTTCTTTAGTAGTGAATAATCCCACTGCTGGAAGTAATTCATAATTCAAATCGTAGTAGTCAACAAACCAATACTGAACTCCTAGGTACTCCTTCTGATAAACTGTTGCATGCATAGTAACCCCTAAACAAAATCATTATTCATTTCCCAAATACCATCGGGATACTTATCATAGTGAAACTCATTATTCAAACCGACACACTTAGCTAAAGGCATAAGCGCAACTACGTATTGTAAACTACCTACTTTTAATTTATTATCTCTATAGTATGCATCTTTATTGTAATCATAGATGATATCTTTCATAATATACTTATAGGTTTTCCATTCGTCTTTGATAAACTTATCAGTATTATTCATTGCCCAAAGTTGTGCTTCAGGGAAATGAAAGAATGTAAAGAAGTTTTCTTCTAGCTTAAGCGTTGGTTGGAATCGTGCAGCGGTGTATGCAGGAGTTCTAGCGTATACACTTTGCCATTTTAATGCAAAGTTAATCCACCAAAAATAATGATAAACTGTAGTGATTGGAATAGGAGAAGAAGCAATTACTTTATCTAGAAGTTTAATAATCTTTTCTGTGGCAACAATATCGTTTGTCCAGCTATCAAATGATGCTACAATTTTCTCATGTGTTGGTTCTGAAAAAACATAGTTTCCGCCTCTAGTGCTTGCATTAAAGAAATAGTTATTTACAGCAGATCCAAATAGCTGATCACCGCCTTCTCCATTAATAACAACGTACTTATCATTACCTAAGAATGCATTTTGTTTATTACTACTATCGATGATTGGACATTTTTTAATTATATAGTCATTATAGAAGTTTGGATTTTCTCCTATACTATAATTATTTAATAAAACGACTAATCTTTCATTCAATTCTTTTTCAGTGGCAACTTTAAAAATACTAACCAGAATGGTAGTGCTATCGATTCCACCACTATACATTACCACCAATTTTCTATCAGTTGCTATGCAATGATCTAGTAACCAACGTGCACGTTTCTGACACAACTCATCAAAATCATAGTCAACTTTTTTAAATTCTGGTAAAACACAAGCTGGTAATATAGTAGTTTTTACTGGTGATACAACGGAACACGTTCTATCAGTGAAACTAAAATTTGCGGCAAAGAAACCAAATAGATGTCTGAATGTAGAAAACCCTGGTAAATCTTTATATTCATTAAAATGTCTACCACGTGCTTCGTGAAACATATCGATACTATTATACCATATGATATCAGAGTTTGCCATAAACTTCTCCATCAGTATAGAATTTATTTAGGATATCTCTAACTTCATGTATATTATTTGTTGCTTTTATTTGTCTCATATATCTGAGACGCAACGCTTCAGAATTAGCTAGGTGATTTTTCTTTAAGTTGTATTTAAGTATGACTTCCTTAGCAGCCTGTCTGATATCAATGTTAGCTATAACCGCATAATCATTTACTAATGGGAAATCATATGGTTCTATAGGATCATCAGTCTTAGAAATTTCCATAGCCTCAACATATTTCATATTGTATATTTCATCTTGCATGTATATAATATTCATGCTAGGTCGTCTATAATGAATCATTCTTTGATGCATTAAATCTAAAGCTGCACCCTTTTCTGCCAATAAGTGGAAGAAATAAAACTCATCGTATGACATCTCAGCGTTATCAGTAATCCATTTATTAACTGAAGCGTCATGTTCCCATCTGCATAACCATGGTTTATCAGTTTGTATATCTATTGGAAATAGTTCTGGATTATTAACATTCAAACCATATCTACACCAAGAATTAATATATGTTTCTTGCAACATATTAACTGTGCTTGTCCAAACACTAAACGTTAAAATTCTACAGGAAGCAGGATCATATAATAGATGTATGGGTGTAGGATTTCCTAAGAACTTAATCTTTTTTGTTAGACTTTCAAATTTTACAATTTGTCTGAATTCATCAAGCTTCATTACTTAAACTCCGCGTTAGCCATAACTTCTGTCATGCATGCTACCACGTTAAGTTCATGATCTGCTACGAATGCGTTCTTATATTGATAATCAGCCAATGTTAGGATGATTTGTGGGATACACTGTGGTTTTAAGTTCTCATTCAAGCTGTCATAGACTTTACGAAAGATAGCATGTGGTTCTGTATCAATGTTATTTACCACCCACTCCCGCATAGATTTGAAGTTCTTAGCTTTGATAGCTTCCATCAAATCCTTGATTGACTTATCATTAAGAGTTACTAATACTCCTGAATCGATGGTACCACCAACAGAATAACGTTGGGCTTCATTGAGTACACGTCTCCAATCAGGAGCATGCTTCATGATTAGTTCAGCAAGTACCTGTTCTTCGAACTGCACATCTTCTTGTGTAAGGATTTCTTTAAGCCGTGTTAAGAAC